GTATGGCACAATCTGTTTGTGCACGGTGACAAGCTAAACAGTAACGGCGTTCCTGTGGCGCGTCAGATTGGCCTTGAAACGCTCCGGCGCATGATTGACAGCATCCATAACTTGAAGGGCGCTGACATGTCTCCAGAGGCTCAGCAAAAGCGTAATATTGCTGGTCTTGATGCCCTGCAAGGACAACAGTTTTGTTTCTTGGTTGGTGTAGAGCCGGAGCAGAATGGATACGCTGCAAAGAACAAAATGACTATTGCGCTGACTCCAGACAATAGTGATTACATTCCTAGCGGCGGTAACAGTGGCGCGGCACCAGCAGTTAATCAGACATTGATTAATTCAATGCCGCCACAAGGTCAGGCCGCTATGAATGCTCAAGCCCCTGCGGTAACAGCAACGGCTGGAGTTGTTCCAGCGTGGGCGCAGAAGTAAAGTAATTTTCTGGAAGTTAGGATTGCAGCGAAAGCTGTGCATCTCCAGAGATAGAGGGGCGAAGTACGTTGGTTCTTGGAGGTAATAGAACCTTGTCTAGCGCACCTTGAAAAGAAGGGTCTGGCTTTGTTGCTAGGCTAGACCCTTCTTCCTTTAACTTTAGCAACATCAGAAGGGCCGCCATACAAACGGAACGGCGGTATGGGTAAGAAAATGGCTTTAACTAGCATTACAAGTAAACAGCGCAAGCTTACATCAGAGCTTTCGCCAGAAGACCAAATCAAAACTCTAAAGTATTTGATTAAAAATCCACCAGAGAACAGCCGTGTCTGCGAATTTACTCCAGAGCTTGCTGAGTACATTCTGGATAAAACGAAGGGCAACTTAAATATCAATAACCGTCCGCGTAAGTCTCAAAAAATTATTGAGTATAAGCGCGACATGCAGAATGATAATTGGTCACTTACTGGTGATACGATTAAGTTTGGAACAGACGGTTATCTAAAAGATGGGCAAAACCGTTTAGCCGCGTGTATTCAGGCGCAAACGCCTTTTACTACGCACGTTACTTTTGGCATTGACCCGAACACTTTTCATCACATGGACTCAGGTAAGAACCGTGGCGCGGATGATGTTCTGGCAATTATGGGTGTGACGAATTACAGTAAGATTGCTCAAGAAATTAAGTTTCTTCTTAATTGGGAAAAGGGCAAAACCAACACGGCTGGCGGCGTTAGCAACGACCAGATTAAGGATGCTTACCTAAACAAGTACAATCCTGATTTGTTGCAAGAGGGCGTTTCAATGGCGCGGAAAGTGTACGCTCAAACTTACTATACTCATGGTCAAGTCGCAGCAACATTTTATCTTGCCGTAGAGGCTGGATACCGCGATGAGATTGAAGATTTCTTTAATTGCATGATGAATGGCACTGGAAAGGCTACCAGTGGCCCTATTAAGCTTATGAGGCAAATTACGTTTTTACGGGCAAATAGAATTCACATTAGTTCGCATGACTATTCTGTTTTATTAAGCCGCGCTGTTCATTGCTTCATCAATAAAAAAGCTATGACTAAAGCGGACTTAAATGTTAGTCTTGCAGACAAGCGGATGCCTCTGCCGTCTGCTAAATAAAGTTAAAGGCGTACTAACGGCAACTTTATCGTAAAAAGCTGTTAGCTGGTTTGGGTGGCACCAGTGCCGTAAAGCCACCCACCCTTGCATCATAAGGTAGGACTAGCGATGCTATACAATAACGACTTTAGCCACGACCTTTTAGTTGGTCAGGTAGCCGAACAATTCCTCGGTGACTTACTTCAGAACAAAAAGATTGAAGTAAAGAATGATAAAATAGCTCATAAGTCTGGGCGTGTATTTGTTGAATTTGAATGTCGCGGGAAACCGTCAGGTATTACAACAACACAATCAGATTTTTGGGCTTTTGTTTTAACTACAGGTGTGGTCATAATTGTATCGAAAGACAGGTTAACCGAGTTGTGTAATAACGAATATAATAATGGCAATGTTATACGCGGCGGGGATAGAAACACATCACAAGGTTTCTTAATTAATTTAGACGACTTATTGAGGAAAGTTTAATGGCTGATTCTGAGAGAGTTACTGAAAGAAAAAAGAGAGAGCAACTTTTAAAGCTTCAGGAGTGGGACAAGATTTGCCCTGATGATGCATTTGTTGATGTCGATGTAAAAGAAGAGCTTACTGGAAGGCACATCCATAAAGGCACAGAAGCTACTGCTAAGAGCGCTAGCTCTCTGGAGCAATAGATGCGGGTGGAAATTAATCTAACGCTATTCTTAAAGGATAAGAGCTCAGAGAGCATTGACGGATTTATAACCGTAAGCGAAATGGCAGAAGATGAAGAAATTTTAGACGCGATGGGTGTTTTTATCGAAGACGCGGCACATAAGCACAAGTTTAATTTTACTTCTGGTATGGCATATATGCTTATTAACGAAGAAGAGATTTATCAAATAACATTTCAAAACCCAGAGATGCAAATGGAGGGCACGGAGTTATGCAACATAATAATTCCAGACGGAGTGACGGTACATTAGAGGCCTTGGAGAAAAGCGATACACTTACAAACGCCGCTAAGATGTTTAGCGAGTTGGGGTGGGGCAAAAGGCTTTGCGACCTTAAAGAAGAAGAAGTATTAGGTATGGTCGCGTATTTTCAGAAAATGAAGGAAATAAGAGATGAGTTTACAGAGCAAGGGCTTCTTGAATTTGAACAGAGTATCACCAGTTCTGACGCCACGGACGACCTTAACGACCCCATTCCATTCTGATGCTATAGAGCTTATCGCCTACAATATAGACAAAGCTATTTGCGATAAAAATGATGAGCAGCCAAGAAGAAAATACTTAGGCGGCTCATCACTTGGTAGCGCGTGTTCTAGGCAAGTCCAGTATAGATATATGCAAGTCGAGCCAGATGAGGATAAAGCCTTTCCAGCGCGTACATTGCGTATATTCGATATGGGGCACTTCATTGAGGACTTGATTGCTGGCTATCTGAGGGCTGCTGGCTTCGAGCTTAAGACGCACGACTCACAAGGTAAGCAGTTTGGGTTCGCGGTAGCTGACGAACAGATAAAAGGGCACATTGATGGCGTCATAACTGGCGGACCAGTTCCAATGCACTACCCTTTTCTATGGGAGTGTAAGTCAGCTAACAGTAAAAAGTTCAGTGAATTTGTTCGGAAAGGTGTGGCGGAAGCAAACCCTGTTTACGCCGCGCAAGTGGCATTGTATCAGGCATATATGGATTTAACAGAAAATCCGGCCTTGTTTACTGTGATGAATAAAGATACAAGTGAGATTTACTACGAGCTAATTCCTTTCGATAAAGTGTTAGCTCAAAACACAAGTGATAAGGGCGTAGAAATATTGAAGGCTACAAAAGCGGGGGAAATGCTGCCGCGTATTGCAGCAAATTCAGATTACTTTGCTTGCAAATGGTGTGAGTTTCGTGAAACATGTTGGTCAAAATAAGAAAGAGGCCGCCAGTTAATACCTGAGCGACCCCTTTCAAAGTGTGAAACGAAATCAGAAAAGGAAACAATCGGACTTCAGGATACAATATAATGAGTGTTATAAGGTTTGACAATACTAAATCTGGTACGGCACATGATTTAGTCGAAAGAATTAGCCGTGAGGTTCCACGCTCAGTACAGGTGGAAATGCTGCTTGAAACATATCCGAATGGCAGGGTTCGGGGCAGCGACTTCTTTATCGGGTCGTTGGCTGGCGAGGCTGGCGAGAGCCTAAAGATTGATATCAACACCAACAGTCCGCACTTTATGCGTGGGCAAGACTTCAATGGCGGGGAAGGTGTAGGGGGAATTGTTAAGATTCTGATGGCAGCTCGCGGTATGCGCCTGCCTGAAATCAAAGAATTGTTCGGCTCTTATCTTTCTACAGACGCGCCTAGCACGCCGCCCCCACCAAATTGGCGCACTGAAAACGGGATAAATCTTAACAAGATACCAGTTGGCAACGGTGTACAGCAACAGGGCAATAGTACACCGCAGGCAGAGCCTACAGCCGAGAAGGTTCGCATTGATATTGATACGCCGCATAACGGGCAGTGGGATTACATTTCTCGTGACGGTGAGGTATTAGTTTCTGTGCGCCGTTATGATATTCAAGGCAAGAAGGAATTCCGTCCGTGGATTCCAGGGGTTTCATATCCAAAAGCGCCAGAAGTCCGGCCTCTGTATAATATCCCGAACATTTTAAATGAG